TGCAAATGCCGTTGCTGCCGATCTTGGCAGGCGGCTATTCGGCGATCTCGGAAAGGATGGCGCCGGCATCGGTGGGCTTGTTGGATCTGGCTTGTCGTGGTTGTCAAATCTGCTGCCAAAGTTCGACGTTGGATCGGACTACGTGCCACGTGACATGGCGGCGATTGTCCACAAAGGCGAGCGCATCGTCCCTGCCGCGCAGAACAAGCCCGGAGCGCTTGGCGGGCATTCGGTCAGTGTCATTGTCAACATGGGCGGCAACGGCAGCGCGTCGGATGTGCGCAGAGCAGGCGGCGCCGTGGCCCGCGAGGTTCTCGGCGCACTGTCGTCGGCACGGAGATATGCCTGATGGCCGAGTTTCTGGAAGAGCGGCTGCCGCTTGATGTTCGCATGGGCGCCAGCTACCGCGATGGGTACGCCGTGCAGATCACGCAGACTGCCGGCGGCGCCGAGTATCGCAAGCTTATCCACGGACTACCGCTACGCGCATGGACGATCAACTTCACGCTGCTGCGGGACGATATGGCGGCGCGCGTGCTGGCGCTGTATCACCGCGCATATGGCCGATATGCCGGGTTCCGCGTGCGCTGCGAAGATGACTACAACACTAGCGCAACCGGGCGAGGGACGATCGCCACGACCGACCAGACGCTAACGCGCATATCGGCGGGAATCTATCAACTGCGCAAGGAGTACGGCGCAGGCGGCACGCCGTTGGGCATCGGGCGTCCTGCGAGGACGGTTTACAAGCCTGTAGCCGGCACGCTGATTGCTGCAAAAAATGGCGTCACTATTGCGTCAGGCCTGACGCTCGACACCACCACAGGAATCCTGACGATTTCCCCGGCGCCGCTGGTCGGCGACACCATCACCGCAGGATTTGAGTTTGATGTCCCTGCGCGTTTTGATGACTCGATCGAAGTCACGGCGCTATCAAACCTTGTTCGGGACTGCGGATCGATCTCGATTGTGGAGCTTCTAGCGCCATGAAATCCGTCGTTGCCGACTACCGCTATCGCGTCCTCTGCCTGCGTATCGTGCCGGTCACTGGATCGCCGATCTACCTCACCGATCACCCGCGCGACCTGGTGATGAGTGGCCACACCTACCTGTCGACGGCCGGGTACGAATTCACCGGTTACGCCGCTACCGCCGGCTTCTCGCCGGCCAGCATTGATGTAGAGGGCATCGCCGGAGCGTCTGGCGTTACGCGCGCGGCTGTCGGCAGCGGGCTATTTGATGGCGCGCGCTGCTACGTGTTCGCCACCTCCTGGGCGGCGCCCGTCGAAGATCAAGAGCCGGTCGTTGCTGGCATTTTCGGCAAAGCCTCGCTGATGGACGACCGCTATCAAATCGGCGGCGTGTCTCTGATCGATGCGCTCAACCAGTCTGTAGGCCAGACCTACGGCGCGCAATGCCCCAAGGTGTTCGGCGGCACCGAGTACGCCGGCTGTGGCGTATCGCTTGCCGCACACACCGTCACCGGCACGCTAACCAGCGTATCCAGCGGCAGCGCATTTACCGACACCGGGCGCGCAGAGCCGGCGGACACCTTCACCGGCGGTACGATTCAATTCACGTCCGGGCCGAATGCCGGCTTGAAGGCGCTGGAGATCAAGAGCTTTGCGGCCGGTGTCATCACGACATTCGAACCGTTTTACTACCTTCCTGCCGCCGGCAACACCTACACCATGATCAAGGGCTGCCGCAAGCGACTGAGCGACTGCGCGGCGTACAGCAACGTCGCCAACTTCGGCGGCTTTCCTTGGATCCCCACCGGCAGCACCTACGCGCAGATCGGGCAAGGCGGATGACCGCAGAGGATATCGTTTTTGCCGCGCGCCAGTGTGTCGGCACGCCTTTCCGCCATCAGGGCAGGCTGCTGGCTTTCGGCCTGGACTGTGCCGGCGTGGCCATCCACGTCGCTCGCGAGATTGGCGCCGGCGTCATTGATGTATCGGGATACGGTCGCACGCCGGCCAATGGCCAACTTGAGCGCTCGCTAGACTCGCAGCCATGCCTTGAGCGCGTGTTTCTTGATGACCGGAAGGCCGGCGACCTGCTGCTGATGCGCTTTGCCAGCGAGCCTCAGCATCTCGCGATCTGCGCCGGAGAAACGATCATCCACGCTTACGAGGCTGCCGGCCGCTGTTGCGAGCACCGGCTGTCAGACCTGTGGGCGGCGCGCATCGTCCGCGTCTATCGCTTCCGGGGCGTCGAATGAGCAGCGCAGGGCAAGTAGTCGGCGGTGTAGTCGGCGCGGTAGTCGGATTTTTCGCCGGCGGCCCGTCTGGTTCGCTATACGGCGCCCAGATCGGCATGATGGCCGGCGGATACCTCGACCCGCCGAAAGGCCCGAACGTCGAAGGTCCGCGACTCAGTGACTTGACGATCCAGACCAGCACCTACGGCGCCGTGATCCCGAGGGCTTACGGCACCGTGACGGTTAACGGCAACGTCATTTGGCTGGAAAATAACTCTCTCAAGGAAACCGTCACAAAGAAAAAATCAGGCGGCAAAGGCGGCGGCAGCAAATCCACATCACGCACCTACACCTACTCGGCAACGTTCGCCGTCGGGCTGTGCAAAGGCCCAATCGCCGGCGTGCGCCGCATCTGGGTCGGGCCTGACATGATCTACGATGCCGGCAGCAGTGACCCCGATACCATCGCCGCCAGCAATGCGGCCGTTGATGGTTTTGCAATCTACCTCGGCGACGACACGCAAGCCGCAGACCCTCGCATCGAGGCGACGATGGGCGCCGGGAATGTTCCGGCATGGCGAGGGCTGGCGTACATCGTATTTTACGATTTGGCTCTCGCGCGCTACGCCAACACGCTCGCCGGCGCTCAGGTACGCGTCGAAATCATGCAGCTTGGGGCGACCTACGATTACCCCGTTACGGCGCAGGCCATGCCGGCGACGCGCGCATGGATCGCGACCGCGTGGAATGGCTCTATCTACTGCTCAGTGGCGCAAAGTACAAACAAATGCGCCACGTCTGCCGATGGCATCTCGTGGGTCGAGCATGATCTGCCCGTGTCTGCGACGTGGGTCGATATCGCCAGCAATGGCGATGTTTTTGTCCTGATCGCCCTGTCGACCGGCGTCGTCTATGTGTCGGATGACGGCATTACATGGGCATCACACGCACTGCCTGCATCCGGCGTGTATACGCAAGTCGTTTGGGGCGGCGACAAATTCCTGGTCGTGCGCGACACCGGCAACTGGGCATCCTCTGCTAACGGGATGTCATGGCTTGCACAGACCGCGCCGGCGGCAGGGCTTGGTTTTGGGACGGGGGGCTACGCAAAATCCCTGGCCTGGAACGGGTCGATGTGGGCGTGTGTATCACAGTTTGGCACGCAAAAGATTTTCACGTCACCGAGCGGGATATCAGGGTCGTGGACCGACCGGCTCAACGTGTCTGGCGGTGGTTGGGTAAATGCAACTACAAAGTCTGGCCGATTTTGCCTCACTTCAAACGCTGGATCAGGGTGGTATATTAGTGATGATGGAATTTCATGGACTCGATCCACAACCCCTGCCGTAACGATTAACTCAGTGGCATCTGACAGCCGCGCATTTGTCGCAGTCAGCAACAATGACTACTACATATCGTATGACGGACTGTCCTGGACCGCGTATGCCATGCCGCACACAGGCACCACATGGGGTTCTGTGTGCTGGAATGGATCAGTTTTCCACATCGCCGCGCGCAACAACGCCTGGGCGGCAACAATACAGCCATTTTTTGCCTCGTCAATTTATCCGACGCTTGGCGACGTGGTATCGGCGGAATGCCTGCAATCCGGCCTGATCGAATCCGGCGATATCGATGTAACTGCACTGACAACAGACGTGCGCGGCTATCGCATTGGCAGCCTTGGCGCCATCCGCGCAGCGCTTGAACCGTTGCAAGGCGCATGGCCGTTTGATGTCGTACAGCATGGCTATACGCTGAGATTCGTGGTGCGTGGCGGATCGTCAGTCGTCACTATTCCGGCAGAAGACCTTGACGCACGCGGCGCCGGAGAATCTCCTGGCGTGCAGATCACCGCAAGCAGGGAGATGGACTCTCAGCTACCGCAGCGCGTGACCATCAAGCACTTGGACTATAGCCGCGAGTACGACACCGGCAGCCAGTACGCCGAGCGACTGACGACCTCGGCAATTAATGCCATGGTGCTCGACCTGCCAATCGTCCTAACCGCCACCGAGGCTGCCGGCAAGGCAGAAGTGCTGCTCTATCTGTACTGGCTTGAGCGCTATGACGTCTCGATTGTCCTGCCGCCGACGTACCTGCACCTTGAACCGGGTGACGTGGTGACGCTGGTCACGCCGGAGGGCAATGTCTCGTTGCGCTTGACAGCGATCACTTACACCAGCGATGGCCGTGTGGAGTGCAAAGCCAAGTATGCCAACGCCGCGATTTACACGCCGACAGCCGTCGCCGCCGATCCCGTCTATACCGGTACGGACACTATCACGCCTGTTGGCGGATCGGTCTATGTGTTGCTCGACGTTCCGATGATCAGTAGCGCGCAGTCTGGGCCGTCGTTCTTGGCCGCGATGACTGGCGAAAAGTCAGGATGGGCGGGCGGCAACCTGCTCCAATCGACAGACTCCGGCAGCAGTTGGGCCAGTTTGCATGATTTCGGGGCGCCAGGCGCCAGCATCGGGGCATGCTCAAACACTCTCGGGTCAGTCGACCATCGCGTGATAGACGCCGGCAGCGTGCTCTCGGTCACGATGGCGCAGGGCGACTTGTACAGCATCACGCTGCTTGCCATGCTCGCTGGCGGCAATCACTTTGCATACGGCGCCGATGGCCGTTGGGAAATCATCGCCGCACAGACATGCACGCTGATTACCGGATCGACATACGAACTGACCAATCTACTGCGGGGACGGTTCGGCAGCGAATGGGCAATGAGCCTGCACGCCGCTGGCGATTCGCTGATTTTGCTGGACACCGCTGACGTAGCGGCAATCACAACGGGCAGCGGCACGATAGGCCTGTCGTATCTGTATCGCGGCATTACCTACGACAGAGACATAAGCACCGACAGCGATCGCTCGTTCGCGTACCATGGCGTCAACCTCAAACCGCTGTCTCCAATAGCGCTGGCCGGCAGCAGAAATCCATCGAGCAACGATTGGTTGTTGTCATGGATTCGCCGCACGCGCGACGGTGGAGAGTGGCGCGACAACGTCGACGCATCTCTTGGCGAGGCAAGCGAGGCTTACCAGATCGATGTGTTTGCTGATGGCACATACGCCACCGTCAAGCGAACAATCAGCGCCAGCTCGTCGTCCGCAAGCTATGCAAGCGCAGACCAAGTGATCGATTTCGGCAGCAACCAGGCGACGTTATACCTGAAAATCTATCAAATCTCGGCCGCCGTTGGCCGGGGCTATCCGCTTACGCAATCACTCACAGGGTAATCAATGAGCAGCAGCACATCACTACTCGACCTCATCGCGCAGTCTCAAGCGTCGAAGGAAATCACCGCTAACGCGCTGTTTGACGCCGGCAGTCCGGCGGCGCTGTTTGGTAGGCGCGCGTCGGTATGCTCAGGGCTGACGTGGGGATACTACGGCGGCTCCTGGCTCATGGATGGATCCGGGTATGCTATTGCTAACGGGTCAATCGCGCTTTCCGCCAGTGCGACAAACTACATCGAGGCTGACCGATCCGGCGCGGTGTCAAAAAACACCACGGCATTCACGCCTGGGCGAACACCTCTTTATGCAGTAGTCACTGGGCCATCAACAGTCACTAGCTATACCGACTGGCGATCGTGGGTGCAGCCAATGGACATCGTTAGCAAGGGAAGCGTTGCCGTTACAACCGCCGACGTTACGCTGAATGAGTCTCAGGCGCGCTGTCGGTATTTGATCACCACCGGAGCGCTTACCGGCAACCGGGCAGTGATTGTGCCGGCGTACTGGGAGGGCATAGTCTACTGCAACAACAGCGGCGCGTTCACAACGACGTTCAAGACCTCTGGCGGATCCGGGGTCGTTGTGGCGCAGGGAAAGCGGGCCATCCTGCTCGCTGACGGTACCAACGTCGTGCGGGTCACCGCAGATGCGTGATTTTTCGGGCGTGCAGACAAGATAATGCTGCCGCCTGAGCCCGCCACCAGCGTCGCCGCGGTTGCCGTCAGTGCCACCGGCCTGACCATCCTCGGCATCTCTACCGGCCTGCAGCCTGACATCCTGCTCGCCGGGTTTGCTGGTGGCCTGTGGGCGCTGACCTACCAGCCGCCCGCGCCGCTATTCCGCCGCGCGGCCGCGACTGCCGGCTCTGCCGTCGTCGCCGGCTACCTCTCGCCGATCGCCGTCGCCATCCTGCGCGGCGCCCTGCCGGGAGACCTCTCGCGCGAGATCGCCCAGACCGCTTTCGGCCTGCTGATCGGCCTGATCAGTCAAAGGGTGATTGGCCCCGCTGTGCTGCGCATCGCCGACCGCAAGGCCAGGGAATACGACGATGGAAATTGAGCCCGCGACCCTGCTGCAGGCGATCGTCGCACTCGAATCCATCATCGTCGCCCTGCTCGCCGAGCCCGCCATCAACCGGATGAGCCCCTGCACCAACCTGGTCCCGCGGCTCGCTTTTCACCTGCTCACCGTCGGCGCAGTCGCCAGGCTGTACGCCATCCTCGCCGGCGACGTGCAGAGCGTTCCGACGGCGATCACTACGGGTGGTGTGGCGCTGCTGCTGGTGTGCGATCGCTGGCGGACGGGCAGGGCGCAGGATCGGCAAACATGAATACCTTGGCACTTACAAAAATTGTCCCGCAAGATGTGGCCGAAATGCTGTCCGGCGAAGGGCCAGATCCAGAACTTCGGCACATGGGTCCTGCCCAAAAGCTGGTTTTGCTCGATCAGGTGTTGGATTCGATTACGCAGCGACTCGCTGACCAATTTGGCGTGGATGCGAAAAGTATGGCCATGGCACTATCCAGGACTCAAAATCGCTGGGTAATGAGTGTCGGGACTGATTTTCCACTCAGGTAGAAATCGGCATGCGGCTGGCTGGGGCAGGCGTGAAAAAGCCGCCCGTAGGCGGCTGGATGATCGGCAAGCTTGCGGTTTCAGGCGGCGGACTGGATTGACGAAAAAAACTCGCTGGCTTTTGAAGACGTCGTGAGGCGCTCGTCGACCATGATGCCATTGCGGAAAACGCGAATGACCCCAACGCTCACCTTGCCGCCAAGTTTTGCGCTCGCCGGTGAAAACTTCGCGGCGTATTGCGCGCCGTCAAAACCGATGTATGTGGCTTCCATCTCGCTCTCCTCAATGCGCCCGGCGAACCGGGCGGTTTGTATCAGATCACATTCTTCGCTGACATTTCGCGATTAATTGTCGCGAGAATTGTTTTTGCTGCTGTAGCATTTGTTGCTACTCCATAAGATTTATACGACTTTCCTTTTCCTGAAACAACAAAGAAGAGAACCTTCCCTTGGTCTTGCTGTTGGTCAATGCGCAGTTTCATTTCTTTCTCCTGTGTGTGTTGTGATTCGATGACTGTATTGTAGCACTAAACAGTATAGTGTCAAGAGTTTTTTTCAGGCGCCGCATCAATCAGCGCCCGAACCCACTGCCCGCCACCATTGCGGGCCACCTTCGCCCGCTGCGCAGGACTGACGCGAGCGTGAAGCACGGCAGACCGTTCTCCCGGCTTAACTAGCGTCGGCTGGCGCCCCTGGCCGGGGGAGTTGCCGGTGCGCTGC